CCGGCGGCCGTATGGAAATTAACCAGACCGTCACGGATGGGGCAATAGCATGTCTAGCATTGGATCAGGATGACGACGATAAACAATTTATTTATTTTGACGGGACAACAGCCGCCGATAGTACAAAAAATGTTTCTACTTCAACCGCAACAGATGGCACTAAAAACGGCGCCATTTTAGTGAATGTTAATGGAATAGGTGCTTGTTGGATTAGGGTGTATACATCAGCAGAATAGGAGTTTAAATGCCACTTATTAAGATGCCATTTCAGCCCGGCGTTAATAAACAAGTAACAGAATACGGCGCCGAGGGAACATGGTTCGATTCAAACAACATGCGATTTCGCTACAGTCTTCCTGAGAAGATTGGAGGATGGGAGAAGGTAACAAGCGACGCATTGCTGGGTGCCACGCGTGGAATCGTGACATGGTTCTCGCTGGACGGTGACCAGTACTCCATCGTAGGAACAAATAAGAAGCTTTATACCTTTGCACAGGGGGCGTGGTATGACATCACCCCAACCCGTGCGACCGGGACAGGAAACATTACAGGATTTGAAACTGATTCAACAACTTCCGTAAAGATTACAGATGCGGCACATGAAGCAATTGAAGGAGATTTTGTAACGATTGACACCGTATCCGGAGCAGTCAATGGAATTCCCACCGCTGATCTTGAAGGAGAATTTGAAATTCAATCAGTAACATCTACAAGCGTATACACCATCATTGCCAAATCTGCCGCTACAAGCACTGGTGCGGTGGTTGCTACTGCAAATGCCACTTATGAAATAAACACTAACCCAGCCACTTCCGTTCTAGGATATGGATGGGGAACAGGACCATGGGGTGGAGTAGTAGGTGGACCAGGATGGAATACTTCACGGTCTACACTAGCAGCTCCCAACAGCGTCGAATTGGATTCGGGCAAGTGGTCACTGGATAACTGGGGAGAGGACGCCTTATGCCAGCATCTCAACGGCAAGCTTTACTACTGGGACACCTCAGGAGGATTGTCAGATCCGATGACAAATATCGCTACCAATGCAACAGTTTCAAACGCCCCCACTAAGAGTCGATTGATGATCGTTTCAGGAACGGATCGTTTCATTATTCTTCTAGGAACAGAGACAACGATAGGAGACGACTCTACACAGGATGACATGTTCATTCGGTGGTGCTCACAAGATGCTGTCAATACATGGACGCCCACTGCAACCAACACGGCCGGATCCCAACGACTTACAGACGGAAGCAGAATTGTTTCCGCCAAACGTTCACGTGGCGCTGTTCTCATATGGAGTGATACGGCCCTTTACCAAATGCAATTGATTGGCGCTCCATTTATTTTTGGATTTTCTCAATTAGGATCCAACTGTGGAACGGTAGGACTTCATGCAACAATTGAAATTAACGGGACGGCATTCTGGATGGGGCGTGATTCTTTCTTCCAGTTTGATGGAACAGTTCAAAAGATTCCGTGCTCCGTGGAGGATTATGTCTTTACGGATATTGATCAGTCAAATCAAAAAGATACATTTGCCGCAGCAAACAGTGAATTTAATGAAGTCACTTGGTTTTATCCCACAGCTGATTCAGACCAAATTGATCGTTGCGTCACTTATAATATTAAAGAAAGAGTGTGGAGTGTAGGAACTTTATCACGAACAAGCTGGGCGGATAAAGGAGTTTATAATTTTCCTTACGCAACCACTTACGTGCCTACGGATACAACTGCCACCATCACAACCATAACGGGGCTGACGGCAGGGAGAACATTCATGTATGCACAGGAAAAAGGAAACAACGCAGACGGTTCAGCGATGACCTCTTACGTGGAGTCAGGAGAATTTGTCATTCCGCAGGCAGGGGAAAACCTCATGTCAATCAAAAGATTCATTCCGGACTTCAAGAATCTTACAGGGACGGTGAATATTTCACTGAAGTTCCGAGACTATCCAACATCAACGCAAAGGACTAACGGCCCTTTTGCCGTGACAACATCAACAAATAAAATTGACACCCGTGCGCGCGGACGACAGGGAGCGATACGAATAGAAAGTTCAGCCATTGATACGGCGTGGAGATTCGGAACCTACCGTGCGGACATAAGACCAGGAGGATTAAGATAATGGCGCAGATAACTTTACCCAGATTACCACAGGCGGCAGAGGAATATAATTCTGCACAGATTAACCAACTTATAACGTCTTTGGATCAATTAATTAGGCTTTTAAACAGCTCCTACACTCCAGAACAACTTAGGAACGATGATGAAGCCGTGTCGTGGTTCATAGCATAGATGGCCAATACATATAAAAATTATAAGATGGATTTAGTGGATACTGACAATGAATCAGTATATACTGTACCGGATGCAACTACTGGAATTATCAAATCAATTCTTGTGTCGGAAGATGCGGGGGCTACCCCCACTATCACCCTTACCTTGGTGGATTCTGACGCTGCTGTCTTTAGTCTTTTTAAAACAAAAGCCTTGACAGCCAACGGAACACTGGAATTATTGACAGAGCCCTTGGTTGCTCAACAAAATGAAATAATAAAGGCGCAGGCGTCTGCGGGGAATCAGCTCCACATTGTCATCTCAGTGCTTGAGATAAGTTAATACTTGCTATATGGTGGGAAAATGCCTATAAATAATGATGAAGTAATTGAATACGCTATAGTTAACGGCGAGAAGGTTCCTAAGATTGTGGTTCCTGCTCAGATTACTATAAAACATAAGTTAACTGGGACAGAGTACGGTTCCGAACAGGAAGCTCAAGCCGACGTGAACGATCCCGACACGCCAACTCAACAAGAACACATAGAGAGGAACGTAACTATACAGGTTGCTAGCTTGATAGATATGCTTAGCGAAGGAGGAGTATAATGGCAGATAGAGATATATTCGGGGGAAGTGAAAGAGAATATCCAACAGAAGATAGAGAGTATATACCAAGAAATGTTTCTTCGGGATGGACTGATTATGATAGATCTTTTTCAACTCAAGACCAGGCAGACCGATTTGATTATGGTCATGCACAAATGTGGAATCCCCAAGGAGGTGCTAGAGACGTAGGACCGTGGCTAGAGGAGGATGATTATTATGGTCCTAACGCTTTTGAAAGCCAAGTGGGACTCGCTTCTTTTCCAGGAGCGGCAAAAAAATTCGCAGAATTATCCAACGAAGGTTTTTATCCGGCTCATTTTGAATCCCCAGGTCAAGCTAGAAATTTGATGAACTGGGTTAATTCTAATACTATGATGGGTCCCGCTCTTGATGAGTTGTATCCCGAGTACAGAGATTTATATGACTTAGATTTTGATACTATGTTCGCCCCTCAAATGTACAAATCCAAAAGGGAGCAGATCGAGGATGAAGAAAATACTTTCGTCGCCAACCTCATGGAAAACTACGGAAGGGACAATCCTTTATTGCAGGAACTAGGGGGAATGGAAACAACAGAGGTTACTTCTCCGAGGGGGGATGTGACGACGACAGAAGAATACATAGACGACGGATACAATTTACGTGACTTAGGGGATATAAGATATGGTTATGAAGCCAACCTTGATTCTAACAACTGGCCTTATGGCATTCGTGCGCCTTCTCAGAGACAGCCAGGATTGGAAACGACTTGGAAGGATCCTTTTCCTCCATCAAACATAGGATTCTCTCGTGCGGGAGCAGAGGGTGGTCCTCCATCAAATCTAGGATTCGCTAGGGCAGGAGCAGAACCGGCTTTGCCACCAGAATATTTTGAATTTGATCGTGCAGGACCTGGTTCTGATTTGATGGATTTTATGAGACATAAGTTACAGAGGCGAGGAGCAGTATAGGAGAAAATAATGGGCTGGCTGGACAAAGGATTTAAAAATTTATTAAAGGGCGGAAAGGACATGCTCAACAGTCCAGTTGGACTGCTGGCGTTGGGAGTCGCGGCGCCATACCTCTCAGCATACATGGGGGCAAGCGCTCCGGCGTGGATGTCAAAGGGGGTTTTAGGATCTCCAATGGTCTCCAACGCGGTGAAGAACGCGGCGCTCAACTACGGAATCGCGAGCCTTACAGGCTCGGAGCATCCTGAAAGGTCGGCCCTATGGGCCGGTGCGGCGTCAATGCCGTTCACCTACATGCAAGGGGCACAGGCGGCAGGTGCATATAATAAAGCGGCTAAACTGGCTGGAAGTGACCAAACGGCCAGCTGGTATGAATATGCACTAGGAAAGGATCTTCCTTCAATAACAGGATCGCCGATAGATTATAAAGATACCACTCAGTATTTAAACCAACGAATTAAGGATCCTTCTAAACTTGATCCATCAGGGATAAGTTTTGACAGGGAGTGGCCTGCAGATGCTTACAAGAATATTAAATCCCTCCCACCAGGAGGACCAACTCTCGAACCTATATTCGGTAAACCTACACCAGCTCCTGACATTGGAGGATACTTCACGCGTACTCCAGGCGCTCTTGAATCAGAAGCGATAAAACAGGGAGGAATAGGAAGCATGGGTGCGATGCTAGGACTCGAGAACGTCGACGTCATGGCAGCTCTCGTTCCGCAAATCGCAGGACTCTACGGAGGGCGAATGAGCGATGAGGAGATCTGGGAAAAGCAAAAGGAAAGAAGAATCAGGTCATGGGCGCACCGCTACGGCATTCCATACGAGGAAGCGAAGGAAATCTGGAAGGACGGATGGAAGAATCCATACTACACGACCAGTACGCCGGCGGAGTACGGATCATTCCGTAACCGCGGTGGGTACATAGACGACTACACCGCAGGCGGAAAAGCCGTGGGGCCTGGAACCGGGACATCCGATTCCATACAGCCAGTGGCGCTCTCGAACGGCGAGTTCGTTTTCACCGAAGAGGCGACGAACAATTTTCCAGGGGGGGCTGACGGACTTTATTCACTGATGAACAGGCTCGACCCTGATTCAGAGACAGCATCG